AGGATTGGATCGGAGAAGTTGGACCTGGGATTCATGGATGGATAGCATTTAGAGACAGTTATGGTGATTGGGACGTATCACTAAGTGGATTCCCAGATGATGAGGACGATGAGGATGATGATGAAGACTAAGATATTGTTTTAAGTTATAGGTAGGGGTCTGAGAAATCAGACCCTTTCTTTTTACTCCGTAGTAGGAGCGAGCCCGATTGGATATAAGACTTAGGCTCGCTCCAAGATAAATTACTACAGGATTTTCGTATTCCAAATAAAATGCCTATATTTACTTATAACTTAAAAACATAACGATTATGGAAAATTCAAAAATTAGAGAAATGATTGCTGAGTCTGGAAAATTAAAGGTTACTGATGCAGTAGCTTATGTGATGCGTAAACTACCTAATGCCGATAAGAAAGAGGTGACTAATGAAGCTAAAGAGATGATCGCTGAGGCAAAGAGATTCCTATCTATTTAAAACAGGCACAATGAATTTAAACGTAACATTAATCGATCCTCAAAGAAAAGATTATGAAAGAGTGATCAATTTTGGCTGGGACACTACATTTGGTAAGGCACGTTTCTATGGAAGTGGTGCACCCTTCACTCATAATGCAGAGAAGCAGTCTAAGCTCATCAAAGACCCCGTTAAATTAGTACGTAGAGCCAAGGCAGTTGCTGCCGTATGGGGTACGATAGATTATCACGGAGGAGTCGGCGGCGGTAATTGGAAAGTAGAAAATGTATGGTTACCATTTGAGCGAGCCCTACGTTCTATGGGATTTAATGGCGTGCAGATTGCAGAGATCGGTCGGTTCAAGGTTGATCGAGAATTTATCAGAAGTTTACGCTAGGATTTTCAGGTGTAGAATAAAATCGGTATATTTACTTATAATTTAAAAACAAGAAGCGCATGACAAAGGGATTCAAAGAACTATTAAAGCTAGCCAAAGCGGCAAAGGTTAAAACGTATGATGAGCTAGAAAGATTGGTTCAAGAGTGTAACGCTGAGGTTACTGGAGCTGACTTCACAAGTGTTCGACAAGTATTAAAAATTAAATTTGTTTAAGTATGAAAACAGTAAACAGCATTTGGGACGTGTTAGACGGAGAGGGAACTTTCAAGGGAATCAAGACCGACTTTGGTAATAACTGCATGTTATTCGAAGTCTCACAAGACACGGACGATGGGACCTATCCAACAGTAGCATCTTACACAAGAGACGCTAATGCCCTAGACCGGGAAGGAGCCAGTCACTTTCTGAATCGATTGACTCGTAAGAAGGACAAGACCTTGCTTGAATACGATGGGGTAAAAATTATTCGAGAAAACAAATGGACTGAAGAGGCGGTCCTTGAATTCAAGGAGCCAATTGAAATTCTTTTTGCCTATATTGGAGAGACACCAGTGGTTAGGGATGTGAAGAAGATAAAGGGAACCTTTGTTCACGACTGGTTTTGGACGAAGAACGGCAGGCAGGATCGAATTGCCAATGGGTACGAGATCTGGTTTGTGGTTGAATCCTATCTTGAATAGGAATCCTATTAATAATCAGACCCTCCAATCGGAGGGTTTTTTATTACTCCGTAGTAGGAGCGAGCTCAACTGCCTCATAGTCTACCAATTTTAATCCTGCCTCGCTCTAAGTAGAATCGAAACAAATTGATCAGAAATTTTCGAAGGTCAAGTATTATTTGTATATTTACTTATAACTTATTAAAAACAAATGTAATATGAAAACGAAATTAATCGCAATTGTAGTTGGACCCAAGGAGTATCTTCCAGAGGGGATAAAGGTTGAATTATTTGAAGTAGCTCAAGACGACATAGACTGTTTTTTAGAGGAAGTAGAAGAAGAGACCGAGGAGGATGCTATCCAATACTATAAGGAGGAGTATATTGCAGAGTGGGAACAACGCTGGTGTCAAGTAATGCTCTTGACCGAGGAAGAATTTAAAAAAATAAAGTCTATTGATTTTCAGGTTTAAAACCTAATCAGTATATTTACTTATAACCTTTAAAACAAAAAGAAATGGCAAAGACATTAAAAGGACCAATCCACCTGGCAGTAATGAATTACAACACTGTAACGATACATATCTATCAGGTATCAAAGGAGGACCAGGAGCGAATCTCAAAGAAGATTGAGGAGGACGATATGGACCTGATCGTACAAGAGTTCATGAATGAAATGGACCACAGTGATAGTGAATGTGAATACATGTTCTCTGAAAAGGAGATTGAGGTTGAAGTTGATAACGAATACTTTACATTTGATTAAGATGGAAAAGCCAGTAACCAAACCCACGTGTGACCATACTCAGACCTATGTGGCAGTGAGACATGTATCCGGAATTCAATTAGTGAAGTGCTGCAAATGCGGACAGGTTGTATAATTAAAAACTAGAAAAGATGACTAGAGAAAAAGGAGAAGCTATTACAAACATCATGGACCGGTTTGATTTTGAGAAGGTGCATCAGCACATGCAGTCAGTAGGTTGGAAGTGGTTCGACGAGGTGCCCACGATGGAGGACCTGAGGGGAACGGCACTGCGTCTCCTAGTAGAGGCAGAGATGGATCCGCAAGATGTGGTGTCAATGGGAACCGGCGGGTTCAGAGTCTATAAGCTGCCATGGGGTCTTGAGCTAGTATTCGCCATGACTCGCAGCGGCACATTTTAATCCTTCTGAATTTTCAGGCATCAAATAGAATCAGTATATTTACTTATAATTAAAAACTAGAACAGATGACTAAAGAAGAATTAGATCAATTAGTTAGACAATCGAATAGCAGGTCTACTGCGGTACGCCTAGCGGTCGCCAGGAATCCTAACTCCCCGGCTGACCTTTTAGATCGACTCTCCAAGGACCCGGACTCGAAGGTACGCCGAGAGGTCGCTTGGAATCCTAACTGCCCAGCTGACCTGTTAGATCGACTCTCGAAGGACGAGTACTGGGGGATACGCATAGCGGTCGCCGAGAACCCTAATTGCCCGATTGATTTGCTAGTTCTATTGATGAGGGACGAGTATATAGAAGAGGAAGCAACTGAATCACTCCGTAGTCGTAAGGAGACCGCCAGTCCAGAAGAGAAGGAACTCATCAGGGCTTGGGAAACCTTAGCGGAAATAGGAGTCATTTGATTTTCAGGTATCAAGCAGAATCAGTATATTTACTTATAATTAAAAACTAAAAAAATGAAACTAACAGAATTGAAAATGGAGGTTACGATTCCTCAAGAATTTGTTGAAGAGTGTAGAGAATACGGTTTAACGGATGAAGAGACCCGAACTGTCTTCATGAAGGCGATTGAGTACGGCGTGTCTTGTGCATTAGATGACATTGAATCCTTAGCCGAGTCCTGCTTGCCTGAATGACTCCGTAGTGCCACCGTGCCCGTTGGACCAGGAAGCTATTTCAGCGGGCACCGGGAAGAACCCAATCGGAGAATTGAGTATAATAGAGAGAGGTTCTGTAGCTCAGCTGGATAGAGCAACTGCCTTCTAAGCAGTAGGCCTCAGGTTCGAATCCTGACAGAATCACGAGATTCATTTCTTGTTTTAAGTTATAAGAAGGCCCGCCTCAGAGCGGGCTTTTTTAGTCTCTTGGAATTCAGAAGATCCGGTCTCGCTCTTGCTAAGGTTTAAAATATTTTCTCTAAAATTTTACCGGATGGGGATAAATGCCTATATTTACTCTATAACCTTTAAAAAACAAGAACATGAAAAAAGCAGTTGTAATTTTAAGATTTGGAAAAGACGAACCTGTTAAGTCTGATATTGACGTGATGCAAGAGATCACTGGTGGATCAATGCTGGCAATGGGTTGTGGGTTTGGATTTGGAGTAGCATCCGTGGTCTATACTTCACTTACACCCATTGAGATCAAGAATCTATTTGATCGAGTAGCAGATGCTAATGATGATCTGATGCCAGTAGTGGTATTCAATTGGGAAGACGCAGGTGTTGCTGCATCTCTCAATTCGATCCCAGGCTTAGGTAACATGTTGCAGTGCATCGACCAATTCGTGGAGGATCAGAAGGAGGAAGTGAGCTGGTCCCTAGACGAATTGCTGGACAAGATCAAGGATTCCGGCATCGAGAGTCTGAGCCAGGCTGAGATGAGTCTTTTAAAATCTTTATCCGGGCAGTAGCCCGGATTTTCCTATGTCAAATCCTATTTGTATAATTACCTATGACAGATACAATTAAAAAATACGAGCTAAAAAAGTTGGACACCGATTTTAAACGGGTAAAGATCCACAGTTCAGACGAGGCACAGACCTTCATACGTCAGTTCTATTCTGATGATATTGGAATCTTTGAGTCCTTCTTTCTCTTGCTGATGGATCAGAGCAATTCCACAATTGGATACGTGAAGATCTCACAGGGTGGAATCACAGGCACAGTGGTTGATCCAATACTGGTGGCCAAGTACGCGATTGATTCCCTGGCAAAGGCGGTGATCATGGCCCATAATCATCCCTCAGGAAACACAACTCCTTCTACTCAGGACCATGCAATAACCGAGCGAATCAAGAAAGGACTTGCCCTGTTTGATATTCAGATGTTCGATCACATCATATTGACTGAAGATGGGTACAGCAGCTTTTCAGATCTGGGATTTTTATGATCCTGGATTTTCAAGTATCAGATTTTTTCGGTATATTTACCTATAATTAAAAACAAGAAAAAATGGATAGAGAAAAAGTAGAAGGACTGGCACAGGTAGCCAGGGACCTCAGTCCCTTGATGGATTGGAGCAACGAATACCTGCAATTACAGAAGCGGGCATTTAAGAAGATGACCCGGTCCAGATCGATCGACGTAGTCACTCGGGCTTGGGCATGGGACTATATGCGAGACATTGATAACGAACTAATCTCTAGGAACTAATGAGCACACGTGAAATCCAAGGGCTTCTCAGGATGGGGGCCTACGATCGAGTAAGAAAACAATTGAAACGTCTGGCCATTCCCGAGCGAATGAAGTCCTTAGAAGGCTGTATTCCCTTGGTAAAAGAGTCTCCCGGTAATCTTAAATTCTTTAAGGAGAACTTTGATATCGAGCTGGGAGCGATCCTGGTTTCGGGTGGAGACCTGGAGAAGGCAGCACGTCTCTATCATTCAACCAAGTGATAAATAAAAGAAACAACCAACATGGATCACAACATAGAACTTGGACCGTATATCACTAAACTTGCCTACATTGATGTCGATGTCAAAGGGGAAGATTCGATCGATCTTACCAATATCAAAGGGTCAGAACTTGCAATCTTACAGGAGATTGGGATTATCGACCAGGAGATCAGCTATCATGAGGCCGACATTCAGATTCATTGGAGAGCGACCCTGACGCAGGGACCAAGCGGAGTGGATAGAATTGAACCTACGATTCAAAGGATTGAGGGGATCCTTCAATTCGACATATACGATACCAATGACTGGTCGTCGAGTGACTCCGTAGACTACCCGATCCTGATTCGACCTAATTCAAAGTGGGAGTTGGATGTTAAACTTCATTTTGGAGATCTAAAGTTTAAGCCATCGTCGGTGAGCCTGGATTTTAAAACCCAAAGGGCAGAAATACTATTCGACTAATGGAATGGATAGACTACAAGGATGAGGACACCGGCTTGGAATTCAGAATTCCCAGGTTCGATACCATGGATCCTGATTCCCTGCGTAAAAAGTCAGAGCGAAAGGTGTTCGATGCCATCCTTAATGCGATGGTCCAGATGAAAGAGAAAGTGGTGGACTCAGTTCCTTGTTTTATCCTGGTAGATCTGGTATTCAGCATGGACCGGGATTCCCTACTTGAGAATGGAGACCAGTGCCTCCGGTATTTTGAGAACCTAGAAGAATTTGAAACCTGTTCCAAGATTGTGGTATTATTAGAATACCTAAAATCTAAACCATGATTTATTTTAATAAGAAGTATATGATCGGATTCTTAATCGGGATCGGATTATCAGTTTCAGCAACTTGCCTATTTTTAGTTTTGCAATCAATTGACCAGTCTAAACACAATACGATGGTCCAATATCGAAAAAGGTCTGAACCTCTCGCTCCGACCGCTGAGCAATTAAAAATACCCGATCATCCTACCTATTCAGCAGGCATGCCCTCTCCAGACGAGAGACCGGATCTATATCTTAAATGCGAAGGCCCAAGGTATACGGGAAAAGTATCAGAAGCTTCGAAGAGTCGAGTAATTAAATTTGACTAGGAGGCTCGCTCCAAAAGAAGTAGAAAAAAGTTTACAAAAGATTTTACCGGGTTGAAACTATTTGCTATATTTACTATATAATATTAAAGATATGGCGACACCTAAATCCAAGACCTTTAAACAACTAGCCTGCAAGATTTGCGGAGAGATAGTTGAGAAAGTAGACATCAACGCTGACAAGGTTACCTGTTCACGTTGTGTTAGTAAGGCCCTACAGGGAATCATCAACAAGTGCGATGAAGAACCCTTAAAAGATCAGTAAGTAAATTTTAACCTCTAAAAATAACCCGTATGAATTTCGAAAAGTCAGAAAGCCTAGTGCTCTATTTTAAATCAGTAAAAGACTTCAATCCCTTGAGCAAGGAAGAAGAATTGGAATTGGCAGCCCAGATCCAGGCCGGCAGCCGTCGAGCCTTTGAAAAGCTGATCAATCACAATCTAAAGATTGTAGTTACAATTGCCAACAAGAATGCTAACCGTGGCATCGGTGTAGACGACCTCATACAGGAGGGTAACATGGGTCTGATGGATGCAGCCCGTCGATTCCTACCAGAGTCTAAAGTCAGATTCGCCTCCTTTGCCGCCACTCGTGTGCTTAAGTACATGAATGCCCTGATCGATCAGTGTGGCCGACCAGTCCGCATCCCGGTGAATCAAGAGTATAAAAGATACTTGGCCTTGAAGAAAGGTGAAGAGGTGGAGGACATCTCAAGTGTTAAGTTGGATAATCTGGCCTTTGAAGATTCCAAAGATCGTAAGAGCGACCGATTCATCTCCGTAGTCCCTGAAGTGGAGGAGCAAATCGAGTTCGAGTTCTTAAATGTAACGGTGGCGTCAGCCCTCTCCAAGCTGGATCCTCGTGAGCGCATGATCGTGGAGATGTTCTATGGTATCGGTCGTGAAGAGGCAGTGCCTGCTAAAGAGATTGCAGGTGAAGTAGGACTAACCCACATCCGAGTTTGTCAGATCTTAAATACCGCTAAATCCAAGATGAAATCATGAGAAGAGTAGAAGAAGTAGTAGTATTCACAGGGGAAGAGGCCTTAACCATTGGCCTCCCTCTCTTCCTAATGCACCCAGCGATCGAGAATCTAGACGGCAAAGGAATTGCACAGATGTATCAAGCAACTCAGGTATATGCCAGCCTGATCGAGTCTAACAGAGAAGGGCTCTCTCATATCTCTGACGAGTATCTGAATCAGGTGAAGCGCGGAGCTGGAGTCTTAGAAGATCTTATTATCGATCTCAATGGCGAACGTATCGGAGGGCTCATCATTCAGCAGACCCTAAAGACGATACTGGAGGCCAATGGAAAGTAGAGAGATCTATTTAATAATCCTGGAGGGAGTGACTACGGAGCCCGATGATCTGGGACCTGCCATCCGATCCTCCATGATATCAACCCTTAATTTTAAACGGGCATATGACTTGGCCTTAAGCATGGGAGAGATTGCCCGACCCAAGACTGGATATCGTCAAGCCCTAGCCCGAATACAGAGCGAGCTGGCGATCCAAATGGAGGACGAGATCAGCCCTAATCGAGTTATCATCGCAAAGATAAAAAATTATTAAATCAGTTTCAGGTTTCAAATTAAATCGGTATATTTACTTATAATTAAAAACTAAAAACATGGCAACAAGAAGCAGAATTGCAGTAGAATTAGAAAAAGGAAAAGTAATTTCAGTTTACTGTCACAATGACGGTTACATTGGCGGAGTGGGTGCAGACCTTATGGAGAAGTTCCCAAATGGAACAGACTCATCCGTGATCGCTGGATTCATTAAAGAAGGAGACCGCAGCACGATCGACCTTTCATATAAAGAATGGAGAAACGAGAAGTGCCCGCCTAAACGACACGAGTCAGTTCCTAAATTCTTTGGCGGAGACATTGAAGAGTATGGATACCTGTACACGGCAGAGGGAGAGTGGTTGGTGAAGAGGGCTGACGGCCGAGAGGATCCATCTCCCCTAGCATACTTGTTATTAAAATTTTTTTAGTATCAGGAACAATAAAACTTTTAAGAGGATTTTCAGGTGTAGAATTAAATCAGTATATTTACTTATAAACCAATTAAAACAATGAAGAAGATTCAACAGAGTACAATTAAGCATCACGTCTATAACCCTGACTGTGATATCGTTACTGGTTATATTGACCAAGACACGTTCATTACTTATGGTATATACGTTAAGCCCACTAAGCATTTTGAGCGTATTGGAAGTAGAATGGAACACACTGGTAGATTGATTGAAGTCGGTCAAGAGTTTATGGAGGTCTGCACAGGAGAGAACTATGTACCTTCATCTAAGAAGCGTTCTCATAGCAGGCGTTACGATTCAGACTCTATACCTGCATCATACATGGAGGCATGGGAAACTCTTAAAGAATACTATAACCAATTAAACAAATAAAAATGGCAACAAGATCAAGAGGATTTTAAGGTTAAATCTAGAATTAGTATAATTACTTATGAAAAAATTAATCCTCTTATTAGCCCTAGTCAGTTGTAATAAATCTGAATCAGACCAGCGGGTCGCTTTCAATTATCGATGCGATCGACCAGCTGAAATACCAGATACCCTGGTTGGAGGCTACCCGGTCTATTGGGATTGTGACTGGCATGCTTCCTACGTCAATGGCAGAGTTTCTCTGGAACGGGACAGCTTAAGTAGAATTACAGCAGTAAAGAGAATCTTAAAATGAAAGAGCAGGAAAAAGTAAAGATGATCAAGGATCTGATTTCAGAAAAGAGCGAGCTCTTGAGTCAGGAACTAACGGCAGCAATCGGAGTCCTCTCCTCCAGTGAGACCATTGAATTGCTAACCGCACAGATCTCCTTATTAGACGAATTGTATCGAGAAATTGAAGAACATATAGAACCCCTAGAATGATTAACCTATTTAAAATATTCAGCTCAAAGGAACCAGATTTCGATCGAGTCAGGATCCTAGCTCAAAGAAGGGCGGCCATACAGAAGTTGGATCGAATCCGAAGTGAGACTGATCTGTATGCTGAATTACATCAGCAGTGCGTCTTAAACGTAAGACAACTGGAGTCTCAGATCAGAACCCTACAGTCTCAGATCAATAGTCCAATAGGGGCTAAGAAGACCCGGGATCAAAGGGCCCGGCTTGATCGCAGATTGGAATGGTTGGCCAAGAAAAAGGAGGAAGAAGAATTCATGTCAGGATATTATGGGTATCTAAAAGATTATCCATATTTTTAGAGGTAAAAGAGAGAGGCCAGGAAACTGGCCTTTTTTTATGGCCTCCGCCTGGAGCGGGCCCCGGCTTATCTTTTCATTTCGGCTCGCTCCGCCTCGAGCGAGTGTTATTCACTGAATAGCATTATGTCAAGTCCCAGCTCGCTCCGCCTGGAGCGGGCCCTTCTGCTCTGGCGACGAGATGTTGGCTCCGGAATTTTTATCAAATTTTTTCACCCGACATTTTCAACATCCCAACATAAAGAGTATAATTACTTATAAATTTTTAAAACCTCTAAAAATGATTGAACTAAAAGGAACAAAAAAAGAACAGGCTGTACGCCAGTGGTTTAACAACAAGATGGGAGGCAAGGTTCCCATCGCAGCCAAAGTGATTGAGATCTTCAAGGAGTTTCAGCTGGACCATCCTGAGATCAGCTATGGTTGTCTCAATGGTACGATGAAGAAGATCGTAGAGGAGGGCCATACCGACCGTACAGTAGGAGCCGGTGTGCAGTCAATTGAACGTGAAGCGGTGGTGCCACAGATCATTGCGATACAGGACATGGAGTTTCCTGACTTTAAACTATTCAAGACTGGTAAGAAGGTGGATGACCTCTTCTCGGATCACGAAGACGGTGGTGGCCTCTATGGCGGCACGGTAAACATTGTGATCGGTGAATCCGGTGTCGGTAAGTCTACCTTACTATTAGACCTCTTGGCTTCAATTCAAAAGGAGAACCCTGAGGCACGACTACTCTATATCTCCAGTGAGATGACCCGTAATGATATCATGTTCTATTATCGTAAGACCCCTTCCATTGCCCAGGTGCCAACCCTGCTCTTAATGGACTATGTGAAGTCTGGCCAGTTGGATCAGGTCCTGAAGGGCACCTTTGCTGGTGAGTATGATATTATTCTCCTCGATTCCTATCAAGATGTCCTGGTGAAACTGAAAGAGGTACAGGGTTGGAAGACTACCTATGCTGAGTCCTGGTTAACCAACACCATGATCGATGCAGCAGAGAAGCACGGGTCGGCGATCTTGGCGATCCAGCACATGACCAAAGGCGGCCAATATGTCGGGTCTACCTACTTGAAACATGCTACCACCTCGATGATGGAGATCATGTTCGATGATGCTGGCCTGAGATATGTAGAGTTCTCTAAGAACCGTCGTGGAGGCAGCGCTGTCGGCAAGAGACTCTATTTCTCCCTGAAAGACGGTGAAGTGGTATACGACCAAGACCGATTCGAAGAGACTGAGGTCTTAAGAGATATTGAGACTAAAGAGTCAATTCGTCAGGTGGACCTGAGCCGCAAGTTTGAAGAGATCTTTATCGGCACCAAGAATTCAGGCGAAGAGACAGAGGACTCCGTAGAAGAGGTACCATTTGAAATAACTAATTGGGAAGAGGGAGAAGAATAATCTTCCCCTTCCATTTTAAAAACCCAGTAAAAAAGAGTATAATTAATAAAAAGAAAAAAATGAGAGAAGTAAATCAGTCACAGTTTGAAACAATTAAATCCCGTCTTTCCGAGTCTGAGTCGGCGGTGAAAGAGGTAAAGATCAGTCAGATCTCCGTAGATGGAGACTCCTTAAGAAAGGGCCAGATCTTTGTCAGCGGCACTCCGGTAAAAGTAAGCGAGCAGTTCTTCCCACGGCTGGGATCCATGCTCCGCCTCAACACCTCACTCACACGTCAGATGTTAAAGGACGGTGACCATCAGCTGGCAGCAGTCTTGATCAATGGACTAAAGGACTATGCAGCCAGTCGTAGAATTGACTCCGTACTCCTCATTGCCAACATTGCTACCAAATCTATTGTAGACATGTGTGAGCCTAAAAGATATCGTAGGGTAACCAACAGCACCCTGTTCGATGTGACAGAGCGTCTCCTAAACGAGCACCCTGGTCTTATCCTAGAAACAGTAGACTCCAATCCCTTGACCGGATCAGCCAGCATCAACTTCCTTAATTCAAATGAGATTGGATTTGCGGAGGCAGGCAAGGACGAGTTCTTTAAGTTTGGATTCTCTATCATTCAAAACTCGAAGGACACCATCGTCGAGAGCTATAACCAGAGATTGGTATGTAGCAACGGACTCCGAGTTTCTTTCGGTAGCGGAGCCATCGGCGGCAGTCGTGAATTGAATTTCGAAGACCGATTCCGTCTTGGTGGTACTGGGGCCGAGGATATCAGAATATTCCTTAATCGAATTGAGGCCATGAACAAGGCAGATTTCGTGCCAGCTGGATTCCATCAGTCAATCAGAAAAGCAGTCTCAACCCGAGCCTCACTAGCTGAAGTAGAGTCCGCCATGCGATTGGCATCCGGCAAAGTAGAAGAGATTGATCCGGATCTAAAAGGAGCCTTCAGGTCATCCCTAGTTCGTAACTACTTTGAAGGCTATAATGATGCGATGGTACGTATTGCAGGCAAAGGCAAGGACCCTAAGGAATTGGTACTACGCCAAAAACAATTCATCAAGACTA